TTTGAATTATCCTTGAACATAATATATGGAAAACCAAACTCATTACGTCTTTGAATTATCTTTGCCCATATCTTTCTCTTGGTTGGGTCCCCCCCCTTCATATCATTAATCCAATTATCTGTAACTGTAATTCCATATTGCAAATTCTGTATAGGATTACCTTCTGTTCCAATATCCAGGAACTCCATAATATCATCATGCTCAACTGGTAGCCAGACTGCACATGCACCCCTTCTTGCCTCTGATTGCTTACAAACATCAACAACTGTATCATATACCCTTGCATAATGAACTGGACCATCTGCTGTACCACCTGTTGATATCTTACTACCCCTAGCTCTAATATTTCCTAAATATGCGCTTGTTCCACCACCATATTTTGACATCATACCAATTTCTCTTCCAGCATTCAAAATGCTATCTAATGTATCATCAATGTTTGATCCATAACAACTAATAGGTAATCCTTTTTCTTTACCAAAATTAATCCAGACTGGTGTTGATAGGCTGTAAAAACCCCTTGCCATATAATCTTCAAACTTAATAGCAAACCCATCAATTTTTAAATATTCTTCTGCTTTATTTGCAATATCTTTAATCCTTTGCTCGGGGGTTTCATTTATATACCCCCTTGATAAGAAAAGCCTACTCTCATCATTTAACCAATAATATTTTTCTTTATTCATTTTGTTTGTTTTTTAAAATAAATCATCTTCTGTTATACTCTTACTTTTTTTATTATAATCTATACTTTTCTTATAGAAGAAATCCCCCTCCTTTGTTGATAAAATCTCCACATCAAACCATAATGTCTTCTCAATCTCTGTAAAATCAACTTCAAATACTGATTTCATCCCAATTCTATTTAATGAATTATTAAATCTATTTTGAATGAAATGTTTAATTGTATCTTTTGATAAAAAACTTAATTCACCATTCTCAAATATCCAATCCAATATTCCACATTCAGCTGCATATGCTTTATAACAAGCTGAAACAATCAATTCCTCAAATTCTTCATCAAACCATTCTGGATTTTCTTCCTTAATAATATTGATAAGTTCTGATCCAAAATTACCATGGATTTCTTCCTCCTTTGAGGTAGCCTCAACCACATTTGAAATACCTTTGAATAGATTTTTCTCCTTATTGAAAGACATCATAATCAAGAACTGGCTAAATAAACTTACATGTTCAATAAACAAGGAAAATAATAATACATACTTTGTGTACATTTTATTCTCTTTACTCCTTGTTCCATCTAAATATTTTGCCAAATAACTGATTCTATTCTTTATAGCTGGAATTTCAATAACAGTCTGGAACTCATTCTCCAATCCAAGAATTCTTAATAATTGAGCATAAGCATCCTTATGGCGATCTTCCGAGTTTCCTGAAATTAAAACTTTATTATTATATCTAGTCACAATACATCCAGTAGGAACTGTAACACAATAGATGTTACCATCATAATCTTCAATAGTAGGTGTATATGTTATTGAGGAATAAGGTTCTACATTTACAAAACTTATAGTATGAACATCTTTATAGGAATCTTTCCTATCATCTGTTGAAGTATTCATATTAGTTCTATATCCAGCTAGAACACCTCTATCCTTCACCTTATCATCACATGATTTATTTGTAGTTTAATATTTACTAATGCAATTCTTTGCATTCCCCTTCCCTTCTAGTTTAGTACCATCCCATTCAATCAATTCTTCAATAAAATTATTACACCACTTTTCAGACTTATCTGTTAAGTCAACCCAATCAAACTGTTTCAAATCATAATCAATAGGAAAATCTATCTCATATTTTACATATTCAGGTCTTGATGCATTAAACTCTCTATAAGTTAATCCTGATTCTAAAATAAGATTTTTAAGTCTAATTTTTTTCCTCTCTTTTTTAACAGATATTTCATAAGTATGACTATTTGTCTCTAAACCCCTTCTTACCTTCTCACCATTTTTATCCCAGAATCTAGCAGACCCATCAGCTTGAATGGCAATTCTCAATCTTTCAATGGTTGTTAACTCATCAACACCCTCATTAACAAATTTACCAGAAAAAGGCAATTTCATATCACTACTAAATTTACCAATATCTTTTATAGCCTTCTTTATAATATTACCACTCCTTGTTTTGTAGTAGATATTATGGTTGGGGGTTAGTAATGCATTGTATGTTTGGTTCTCAATCCTGTACATCTTTCCCTTGTAAGGTTCATTGATAATATTACTTGGTAAAACAGATGTCATTGTATTGGTTTCTAAATCATATTGAATAACCTCTGTATTATTATCAATATCCTTAAAGTTAACCCAACCTTTGGGTGTTAGTATTTCAGTTCCCTCACCATGACATTCTGCAAATGTCATACCAACATCACCAATTTCAGTTATGGGCATTCTCTTATATAAGTCAGCCCAGAATGTTTTTACATTCACCTCAATTTGTGCAATAGCCAACATTGACCTTTTAATAACTTCTCTCTCCTCATTTGATATCTTTGTCTTATAATCATCAATATCAGTTGTGAAATTGAATTCGCTATGAATCCAATATGAGTGTCTAATAGCATCCTTATATGCTAATAAGGATGGATATTCATAAGGCAAAATGTTTACCCTCTTTTCAAAAATATTCTTCATATGCTTTTTTTATTTGGTTAAGATAAATATGAAACCAGGTTATAAAAGTATTCAATTTTGATTATAAAATCAAATTTTTATAAAAAATTATCATTGCTATTTTTCTTAACCAATAACTCCTTAATCCTTTCTTTCTTACGTTCCACTTGTTGTTCCTCAAACCCCAAGAATGTTGCTGTTGTATCTGTATCAATTTCAAGCATTTCATTATCAAACTTACAATTCTCAAATACAATACCATCTTTACCAATCCTTGACTTGGTTATTGCCACAGTTGCCAAATTCATCTCTTTCTGTTGCAAACTTTTTGCAATACTAATAATAACATGACCAACCTGGGCTTTCTTTATTGACCCCCCCATCTGGTCATTTGTCACCACATTTGCTGAAATAGATGAGTTGTGTGTGTAAATGTCATTGGCATAAAACATATGGGTGTCATCAACAGTAATGTCAATTGTATCCTCTTCACCTACCAATTCAATTGATTCAATTTCATCTAAAATAAAATCATTCTTGTTTAAAATTTGTTCCATTTTTTAAAAAATTTAAGCAGTTATTTATTACAAAATCTTTATTACTCATATATTCAGATTCCTTGACCCTTTTAACAATATAACCTTTTTTAACCAAAAAATCATCTCTATTGCTATCTATCTTTTTTTGTTCATCTTTTGAATGCCAGTAATCCCCATCAAATTCTATTATTTTATTACCTAATTTAAAATCAACACTTATTATAGTCATATTATTCTCCCAAACATAAAAAACATACTCATTATTTAGTTCATAAAAATAACAATTTAACCTATCATCATTTTCTAATTTAGAAAAAATACCCCAAAATAAATCTTGTGAAATTTTTGAATACTTATCTTTGAATACAGAGATTTTTGCTATCAAAAATTCTTTATACTTAACCTCACCATCAAATTCCCCGTATTTTTCAATAAAAAATTCTTTGCTTTGTGAAAATTTTATCTTGGATATAAAGTCATCATATCTAATTTTACCATCAATATCACCATATCTATCTATAAATGAGTTTAAAGTTGTTTTAACCATACTAACACAATACTCATCCCAAAATTTTAACCCCTCTGTCTTCCCATATTTATCAATATAGTATGTCAAACTAAACCTATATGATTGCCTTTGATTCCTATCATACCATTTCTTATAACCTAATTCAACACCATATCTATTTTGATATTCAGGTAATGTCCTCCCATTCCTATATGGTCTAATTTTTTTGTTTTTAGCCATAGTTGCAATTTTGGAATTTAATGTGTTTTCCCACCTTTTTCTACCCTCTTCTTCACCATATCTCTCTATTGCTGGTTTTAAGCCATATGAAACAGCTTTTTTATTTCTTTGTTCCCATTTTTTTGTGCCAAGATTAATTCCATATTTTTTTATAAAGTTATTTTTATCCATCTTAACTTTATCTTTATATTCATCTTGTTTTATTTTCCAATTATCCCCGTATCTTATTTTACAAGCATACTCACTAATGGCATCATTTTTTAACTTTCTAACAATAACACCTAACCTACCTAACCATTTAGATTCAACATTGTTTAATATGAAATCACTTATATTTAGTAATCTATTTTTTATAGAATTAGTATCATAATATTCTATAATTTTATAAATTTCACAATATTGATTTTTAGTTATCAAATGTTTAACTTCTTTAATTTTCTTATAATTAAGAAATTGTTCAATAGTAATTACCCCCATCTAATTTTATTTTAATATAAATATCACAAATGTTAAATAAGTTAGATGGGGGCACAATTATTTTTTAATAAAAAGTGTATTACCAACAGACAATCCACTGTCAATGGATAAGAAACCCCCACCTAATGTTGGAAATTTGTGTTTTGCTGACACTTTTATTTCCTTTCCATTTTTTGTCTTAATTCTATAAACAGGCTGTTTCTCAATAGGGAATACATAACTAATTTCTTTATATCCTTTATGTGTTAGAATATTATCTCCAACAACAACATCCTTTATTTGAACCAATCCTTTATTCTCAATATCCACAATAGTATCTAAAGAAACACAGCGATTTCCTTGTGTACCTAACCATCCAGCAATATTTAATTCATGACACATAGCCTCAAAGTGTCTAATAACTGATCCTTCATTCTTCCACTCATCATTACCTTGTCTATCTGGAACAACACAATCAATATAATCCAAAACAACCAAATCAAGTTTAATACCATCAGCAATAATCTTTCTAATTTGATTCTTGATTTGGTTCATTGTCAATGTATCAGATGGCAATTTCTTTAATATTAATTTATTTGTATGAGTTTCTTTTATATTGTTAACAGTTTCATAAACAACATCCTTATGATTTGGTAATTCATCTGGGGATATTTTTGTCCAAAGTGTGATATGCTTTCTCTGAATGATTTTTGGATTATCTTCAAAGAAGATATGTAGAACATTATAATTGTTATTGAATGCAGTATTTGCAACCAAGGTCAATAGAGTTGATTTGCCAATACCTGGACCTGCAAATATAATACCAACCTCACCTTTGGCTAACCCCCCCTTTAAGAGAACGTCTATGCCCTTTACACCCATTGGTATGGGGTGTCTATAATCCTCATCCAATACACCCACCAAGTCATTAAACACCTCAAACCCATTTGATTCTTTAACACCAACTTGCAAGGCATATCTTAACAACTCCTCAAGTTGATCATAAGATTCAAAATCACCCTCATTAATGACTTTCTGTGCCTTTTCCAAAACAATCTTAACTTCTTCTTGTTTGCAGAATTTAAGTGCTTTTTCTTGAACAAGTTCAACGCCATCTAATGGCGCTGAACTTATTTTAGTTATAGTGTCAATCACAATCTTCAATGCCAATTCTTGTGATATTTCAGATTTGGCAATCATATTTAGTGTTTCAAAGTTTGGGGCTGCATCATATTTCTTATGATACTCCTTAATCATTTGTATGATTAACTTAAAATATTTATTCTCAAAATAAGATATTTTAATAAAATCTAATAATGGCTCTAGCAAATTCTTTATCCAAAATAATTTGGTTAATTAACTGCAATTGGAACGTTTGTCCCAAGTAATCAAAATTTTTGGACATTTTAAAAAGTTTATTAGTTAGACAATAAATTTTTCTCTAAATACTGGTGAGTAAGATTGTCACTAACTAATACTGACGTTAACTCTTTTAGATAATCCTTAATGAAAGGCCTAACGTCAACGGTGTATCTAACTTTTGGTGGATACAATTTACCATCAATAATCCTGTGTGAAACTAATTGGTCGGCAATTTTAATGTAAATATTAAAGTGTTCTGCACCATCTGTTGAAGATGTATTCATAACATCTGGATCCATTGTGATTGTTGTTTGATTTTCAGTCAAATACTGAACTGCTTTTGTCTTCAAAAACCAAGATAATTCTTCAGCAAAATACTTTACAGATTCATACAACTCATAAGATTTCTTAACATTTGGATTAATGTTTTTTACATTCAAAAATCTTTGTACAATAATGTTGTCATTAAGTGTAAGTAAAAATTCAACCTTTGTTACATCAGATCGGAAGAGC